TTATATTAACATGGACTACTTCAACAAGTTAGCGGACGATTCAATTGACAGCATCTCCGAGTATGGAGACTTTTACAAGTTTGTATCAGACGAGCCGCTTGATATTCCGAAGAAAAGCAATCCAATTGAAGATTGGGTGAACATCGAATCGGACAAGCTGCCGTTTTAAAAGAAAAGGAGAACAAAAATGAACAACATTAGAGAAAACAATAACGTACTGATCAGTGACAATGATATTAAGACAATTCTGTTCCGGAACTTTGCAGGCAAACCGGACGATTACCATAAGAACGGACAGACTCCGAACTTCTGGGTAGTTCTTGAAGACGGAAAAGCAAAAGAGCTGGAAGCTCAGGGCTTTAACGTACGGTGGAAGCCGAATCGCGATGGTGACGATGAAGCCAGACTGCAGATATTTGTTCGGTTCGATCCGTTCCCTCCGAAAGTATTCCAGATTACAAGTGGCGGATCGACTCTTCTCGATGAAGACTCTATTGCTGCACTTGACTATGCTGAGCTTGTTAAGGTTGATCTGGTACTTGCGCCGTATCACTATGAGGTAAACGGTCGTAAGGGAGTGAAAGCTTATCTCGGAAAGGGATATTTCACAATCCAGGAAGACGAGTTCTCATCTCAGTATGGCTATTAAACTGGACGATTACCAGATAGATGCTGTCAATCAGTTAAAGAGTGGAAACATTCTATGCGGAGGGACAGGATCCGGTAAGTCCAGAACGGCGTTAGCCTTCTATGTCAGTAAGGTGTGTAATGGATATTTGGAGAATCCAAAGAAAGCCTATAGGACTCCGAAGAATCTATACGTCATCACAACACCAAAGAAAAGGGACGATCTCGAATGGGAAGATGAGTTCGCCCCTTTTCATTTCGATTCTCAAAAGGTTGAAGTTCATGTAGACTCCTGGAACAACATTCGCAAGTATACAGATGTAGTAGGGGCATTCTTTATATTTGACGAACAGAGAGCCGTTGGAAAAGGGGCATGGTCTAAAGCGTTTATACAGATCTCTAGACGAAACGAATGGATCATAGCAACGGCCACTCCAGGAGACACATGGACTGATTATATTCCGGTTTTCATTGCTAATGGCTTTTACAAGAATAGAACGCAGTTCAACATTAGACACGCTGTCTATAGCAGATATTCTAAATACCCTAAAGTTGAGCGATGGCTTGACGAATCCTATTTGAGAAGTCTTAGGCATTCCATCACTGTGACTATGAAGTATAGGAAGCAAACCGTAAAGCACGAGATCATTGTGGTTACTGGATATTCTAAGGAACAATACAAAAGGGTAGCAATTGACAGATGGAACATCTACGATGATGAGCCAATTGCTGAGATCGCTGAATGTGGATATTTGATGAGAAAGGTTGTTAACACCGATCCATCTAGAATAGAAGAAGTCTCGAAGATCGTCGAAGAAAGGAAGAAAGCAATAATCTTCTACAATTTCGATTACGAGCTAGAGGCTCTTAGGAAGTATGCAGAGACGAACAAGATTAGAGTTGCCGAACACAACGGACATAAGCACGAACCAGTTCCTACTGGAGACAAGTGGATCTATTTGGTCCAATACGCTTCTGGTTCCGAGGCTTGGAACTGCACGACAACGAACACTATTATATTCTATTCACAGAGTTACTCTTACAAGACAACCATTCAAGCAATGGGAAGAATCGACAGACGCAACACACCGTACACGGATCTGTACTACTACAAGCTCAGATCCTCCGCACCAATTGATTTAGCAATCGCTAGTGCACTTAGAAAGAAGAAGAACTTCAACGAGCGCACATTCATACCATATATGCCAGCCTCGCGAAAATTACATGGTATATGATAGAAAGGAAGAGAATAAGCCTTTGACTTGTTCATTCTTTCTTTTTTTTTTTTACTTAGGAGGCCGTTATGAAAGAGAGCAAGTTTCAAGCAGACTTGATCAAAGAGATCAAAGAGCGGTTTCCAGGTTGTATGGTAATGAAGAATGATTCGTCCTACATTCAGGGCATTCCAGATTTATTGATATTGCACAATGACAAATGGGCCGCTCTCGAATGCAAGAGAAGTTCGAATTCTAAGAAGCAACCTAATCAAGAATACTACGTGAATAAGATGAATGAGATGTCTTATGCACAGTTCGTTAGCCCAGAGAATAAGGAGGAGGTTCTTGATGGAATTCAACGATCATTCGAATCTAAAGGGAAAGCATGCGTTTCTAGGCGCAAGTAAGTACCATTGGCTAAACTATGATATTCCAAAGCTAATCAGAAGTTACATCAATGCCCAAGCGGTTGAGAGAGGTACTCGATTACATGCATTAGCATGTGAATTGATATCTATGGGAATTAGGCTTCCTAAAACCAAAGAGACTCTCAACATGTACGTCAATGATGCGATTGGCTTCGGAATGAAGCCCGAGCAAGTTTTATATTTTTCAAACAATTGCTTTGGGACGGCTGACACTATTCTATTCAACGAGCGCAAGAAAGTTCTGAGAATACACGATCTAAAGACGGGGGAAACCCCCGCACACATGGAGCAGCTTGAAATCTATGCTGCTCTTTTTTGTTTGGAGTATCACATCGAACCGATTGATATTTCATTCGAATTACGAATCTATCAGTCGAACGAGGTATTGATTCACAATCCAGATCCCAACTCGATCAAAGAGATCATGGAGATCATCATCCAGTTCGACAAAGCAATTGAGGAATTCAAACTTAAAGGAGAGATCTAATGGACGAATTGTATTCCGTACAGAATGACGAAGCTATCGAACATTATGGTACTCCTAGACATTCGGGTCGTTACCCTTGGGGATCAGGAGAGAACCCGTATCAGAGAGATGGAAGCTTCTTAAAGCAGTACACCGATTACCACAAATCTGGATATTCTGACAAAGAGATCGCAGAGATGATGGGAATTACAACGTCACAGCTTAGAACCAGACGTTCGATTGAGCGCGACGCAGAGCGTAGATATTTGCAGGAAGAAGCCAGACGTCTTAAGGACAAAGGCTTAAGTAATGTCGCCATTGGCGAAAGAATGGGCGGAGTTAGCGAATCTACTGTTAGAGGCTGGCTTGAACCTAGCGCTAATGAAAGAGCAATGATCACCGCCAACACAGCCGACATCCTCAGATCCAATGTCGAAGACAAGAAGTACATTGATATTGGTAAAGGTGTTGAAAACCATCTAGGTGTTAGCAAAGACAAGCTGAACACGGCTGTTGAAATGCTCCGTCAAGAGGGTTATGAGGTAATTAATGTTCAGGTCGATCAGCTTGGGACAGGCCCAGGCAAAAAGACAACAATTAAAGTACTTTGTCCTCCTGGCACAACCTATCAGGAACTCAAAGAGCATAAAGACGAAATCCGAATGATTCATGAACGTAGTGAAGATGGTGGAAGAACGTTCTTGGGTCTCGAGCCTCCCGTTGCAGTAGATCCGAAGCGTATTGATATTGTCTATGCCGAAGATGGTGGAACTGAGAAGGACGGTGTCATTGAGCTTCGTAGAGGAGTGGATGATATTTCGCTTGGCAATGCCAACTATGCTCAGGTTCGAATCAATGTAGATGGAACACACTATCTCAAGGGCATGGCTATGTACAGCGATGACCTTCCAGAAGGCATTGATATTCGCTTTAATACCAATAAACACAAAGGAACGCCAATGCTTGGTAAGGAAGGTGAGAGTAGTGTACTCAAACCGATGAAAACCAAGAAGGATGGAACCATTGACATGGACAATCCTTTTGGCGCAACCATCAAACGTGAAGAAGATTTATATTTGTGCCAAAAACACTACATTGACAAAGACGGTAATAAACAGCTATCGGCATTGAATGTTGTCGCAGAAGAAGGAAGCTGGGCTAATTGGGGAAAAACGCTTTCTTCTCAGTTGCTTTCTAAACAGGCGCCTAAGCTTGCAGAGCGTCAGCTTAAGCTTTTGTATGACGGCAAGGAGCAAGAGCTCAATGATATTCTGACAGTCACCAATCCAACAGTTAAAAGAAAGCTGTTAGACGCTTTTGCAGACAATTGCGATTCGGCCGCAGTGCATCTCGAAGCTGCTGGAATGCCAAGACAGCAATGGCACGTAATTTTACCGATTCCTTCAGTTAAGGAGAATGAAATCTTCGCTCCAAACTATGAGAATGGTGAAAAGGTCGTTCTTGTTAGATATCCTCATGGAGGAAAATTCGAGATTCCAGAGCTTGTCGTTAATAACAAGAATAAAGACGCTCTTAGACTGATTGGTCCAAATGCAAAAGACGCTGTAGGCATTAACCATAAGGTTGCGGAACAGCTTTCTGGAGCCGACTTTGATGGAGACACTGTAATTGTTATTCCAAACAATAGAGGTGACATCAAAACTCGATCGCCATTTGAGCAGTTACAAGACTTTGACCCAAAAGAAGCTTACAAGGCCTATCCTGGAATGCCTAAGATGACCAATAAGCAGAAACAGAACGAAATGGGTAAAGTTTCTAATTTGATCACTGACATGACGATCAAGGGCGCCAAAGATGACGAAATTGTTAGAGCTGTTCGCCACTCGATGGTTGTCATTGACGCCGAAAAGCACAATCTGAATTACAAGCAATCGTACATTGATAATGGTATTGCTGAGCTCAAGGTAAAGTATCAAGGCGGAACACTCACCAATCCAAAGGGTGCGTCTACATTGATATCCAGAGCGTCTTCTGAACAGAGAGTCGATAAGACTAAGGAATGGCGTCGAAAGGACATCGATACAGAAACGGGCGAAAAGATATTTAGACCGGATCCAAAAGCGACCTATACAAAGACCTACTTCCGCAAGAACGGCAAGAACGTCAACGCTCGAATTCTTGATATTCAGGGCGACAATGTTAAGGTCAAATACACAGAGGACGGCAAAGAGCGTATTGATATTCTGCCGAAGGACAAGGTCAAGCAAAAGCAGGTGACCAGACAGCAAGTGTCAACAAAAATGGCCCAGACGAATGACGCTAGAACACTGTCATCTGGGACTAAGATAGAAGAAAAATACGCGGAGCATGCTAACAAATTAAAGGCGTTAGCTAATAGAGCCCGTAAGGAATCCTATTTCACGCCTTCTCTTAAGTATGATCCAAAAGCAAAGAAGGTTTATGCACAAGAGGTATCCTCATTGATGTTTAAACTGAATGAGGCCCTTAAGAAACAGCCTTATGAAAGACAAGCTCAGCTTCTGGCTAATAAGATATTTGAAGCTAAGAAGTATGACAATCCTGGTATGGACAACGCCACCGCTAAGAAAATAAAGAACCAGGCCCTTGTAGAAGCCCGTTCTAGGGTAACACCTCCTGACAAGCAGAAGGTTCTTGATATTTCAGATAGGGAATGGGAAGCTATTCAGGCTGGAGCCATTACAGAGAGTAAGCTGAGCCAGATCCTTGACTATGCGGACATTGATGTTCTCAGAGAGAGATCTACTCCTAGAAACAAAGTTGGTATTACAAATGCGCAAGAAGCCAGAATTAAGACACTTGCGTCTAGTGGATACACAACAAAGGAGATCGCAGATGCGGTTGGTGTTTCAACTTCATCTGTCCAGAAGGCTTTGAGCTAGAAAGGAGTTCGTTATGGAAGAAAGAATGTTGACTACAGAAGACAACCCCTACGACCCTTTTACGCAATTCGATGAATGGTATGCTTTCGATACCCAAAATGGTTACAATACTTGTTCTTACTTGGCAAGAATTGCAATGACTTCAAACGAATTGAGTGATACTGATT